CGCATGCGCTTGGGCGATTCCAACAGGTTTTGTCCCCCTGTGGATAAGTTCTGTGGATAAGTATTCACTGATAACCCCAGCCTTCACCCTTGAATGAAATTCCAAAAGTTGAGTAGGTTCGACTCATGTTTTGCCCGCAGCAGATTGGTTGGCGTTCTTCGTGGATACTTCGATCCACTTCAACACTGATTTGGCACACCGTGCATTTAAATTCATAGATTGGCATTTGAAGTCCCTATCTGTGCAACCCCCATGACTTCGCACTTCGTGCATTGAATGACTTCCACACCGTCGGGCAGATTGTCCGTGATTTTGTGGATTAGTTGAACCGTGATTTTCTTGCATTTGCGACATTCAAATTGCACTTTGTCCATAGTTGGATTTCCTTAAATTCTCGATTGGCTGAAGATTAATTTGCGTGACCCACCAATTGGGTTGCTTACTGTGCCGATACTTCGGGCGTTGTGCCATTGCAACGGGAATCCACCCTGCAATGAAGTAATGCGGTGACTGACCTGTTACCAACACCGCAATGTCGGTTGGTCGATCGTATTCATGAACGATCAGCTGACCCGTGACGTACTTCGTCCACCGGACTTCGATCGCATTGCCTACGTCAGCCTTGACTTTGAATTTGTTTTCATACGGGTCAAATGGAAGATTGAAGTATTTTGCAACAACCCATTCGCTGCCAATTGCTTCAGCCGATTCGACCAGGTATTCAAACGTTCCCAATTCCTTTTGATGACGTTGCGGGTTGTCCATGAATTTGTTGTTGTCCACTGCCAATTTGACGGCTGCCAACATGCACGTGATTTCTTCTTCACGGGTCAATTGCATTTTCACCTGCAACCGCCACACAACCAGGCAAGTTTTTCGCCTGCCTGACCCACTTTGTAACCGAAGGCGTCCAGTTTCATGACCTTCGCACACCCGTCGCATTGTTCGACTTTGTATTCGGCAATTACTTCACCGTTCTTCATAAGTTTTGCAGTCATGCTTTGTGGGTAGATTATTTCGACGTAATCGCTCATTGCGCACGCCATTTCCCATTTGAACCAAACATGTACCAAATTGGTTGGCACTGGTTTGCCTTCTCGCGTTCAGGGCAGAAATACCCAGCCCAGTCGTCGCCGTTTTTCTTCTTGCCGATTTTCCATAAACGGTGACCGTGTTCGCACTTTGGTGCTTCTTCAACGATCTGCCCGCCCAGTTTGCCGTCGATCTCAGCAATGGCGTCACGCAATGTTGTTCCGTCAGCTGATGAACCAAACGACGGCGTGCCAGCCATTTCGGCTTCGGCTGCCGTCTTAAAACTAGGCACGTCCCCAAACTTCTTTGACCACGGGTCATAATCGTCAGCCGTCGATTTTGCAACGGTCGTGCTGATCGTTTCGACCTTTTCCATGTCTTGACGCGTTGGTCGCTTATCCGTACCCAGCAACAAACCAATGGCGCGTCCAATGCTGGACGTGACCGTGTCTTCGCAGAAAAATTTCTTCATTTGGACGTTGTACGTTGCCACGTTGCCGAAGGCGTAATCGATCGCCGAAGGCTTTTCGTCTTCGTACTCTTTGAAGATTTGTGTCTGAACTAGAATGTAACCCTTCTCGGCATTGAATTCGACTATGTGATTTTCAATGCGCCCTGAAGGGTGTGTTTCCCAAAAACGCTTGATTCGTGCCGCAACGTCTTCGTAATTGTCCAGGAAGCCAGCCATTATTTGACCGCCTTGTTTGCTATGTGGCGAACCATTGCTTTACGGCGTGCCATGCCTTCGCGCTTGCCTTCTTTGAAGCCTTTTGCGTAACCCGCAGCCGCTGAAATGACCATAAGAATGATCACCAGCACCAAACGCCCCAATGTCTCAGGGTCAAGTAGATCAAGTACCATTTTGAATTCTCCCGATTCTAGGCGGTAGGACTACCACCTGAACTCAGGGTGACGCATGATTGGCGCGCGGTCAAGAACCTTGCGTGTTTGTCGGCGTGTCTTGCGGCTTTGGCTTTGATTTGAGTCCATTGCCAGCAAGTACCCCGCCCAATGAACCAGTCAAGAAAATTGCCAGGGTTTTCAATAGATCAATAAAGGCTGCGTCATTAGGGGCTTGCGCGCTAACTGGTTGCGTCACGAAAATCAGCGCGTACGTTATGCCGACGGTTACAACCAAAAACACGGCTGCAAGGGTTGAACCAATTATCAAAATCAGCTGAGCGTGGACTTCTTCGGGTGACTTACGGCGTGCGGGTCTGTTCCGATTCAATTCCAAGTAGGTCGTCAGTGCATGTTCCAGTGGGGAGACATTGCGGTTTTTGGCAATGCGCTTTGCCCCAGTTGTCGAATTCTTGGCATTCATAACGTGTCCACCCCTGATACCCGCAAGCGGACTGGGTTAGTGCAAGTGCCCAAACCAACCCAGCCGCTGCGAATCGACGGTTCACTTCCCCGTAGAACCGAAGGCTTTGTCGTTTGGGTTTAACCAGCGCAAAATCACTGGTGCAACCGCTGCAACCCCTGCCATTGCAAGGGTCTTTGGGTCAGTAACGCCCGCCATGTATAAGGCAAGTGCTGCTGCCATGAATGAACGCGCCCATGACGCGATCAAGGCTTTGGCTTCGACCATTTTTTTGTCTCCTTTTTTGGCTTCGCTGCCGTTGTAGGTATTTCGATCTTTGGGAATTCGCCTTTGTACGGCACAAACTTTGGAATGCCGAAACCGACAATTTCCTTGCCTTCGCCGTACGAACGAACCTTTACCATGACCATGCCGCCATTGCGTTGGTCGCCTGTCCCGCTGGTGTTGCCTTCGATCGTCAAACATGTTTTTGTGTCAATTAAGCCAAGAACAATTCCAATGTGTGAAATGCGATCAACGCCGTCATGCGGAAAATCCATGAAAGCCAGGTAGCCTAACTGCGGCATACCTGACCACCGCTGAATTTCTTTGAACTTATGTGCGCCAACGGCAGTTCCCACGACCGAATGAATCTTTACGCCAGCGGTGTGGCAAACCCAATTGACGAAACTTCCGCACCAGGGCAAACCATCAGCCTTTGTAAATTTGCCGTACTTTGTCAGGTTGTCGCCTTCTTCAATTGTGCCAACTTCAGCTGCTGCGACTTCGATCAGGCGTGCGCTTGTGCCGTCAGGAAGTGTCATGACAACAATGCCGCAACTTCTTCAGCGGTCAAACCTAATTTTACAAAAACCGCAGCCTTTTCGGCTGCTTTTGCTTCTGCCAATGCTTTTGCTGCTTTAAGGTCTTTTTCTAGATCAAGACGATTTTTTGTTTCTTCTGCTGTTTCTTCTCTTTCGCTAATAATCTCTTCACCTGTTAATGCGTTGATTTCTTTTTGAATTATTTTCATGATTCCTCCTTATGCACTCGCATAAACATAGACTTTGCCAGCGTCAAAAAGGCTTGTGCTGGTACGGACTGTAACACTAGAAACAGTTGAAGATGAATTGTAATAACCACCCAATGTGTACAAAACATTTCCATCACCACCGGCTGTTGCGTTTGCTCCTCCTGCACTATTAAATGCTTTGACACCTGATGAGTTACAACCACTTAAAAGGACATAACCTGCACCCACTGATGACGCGGCACTACCAAATGAAAACAAATTTATTTGAGTTGTAGCACCTGATAGATAAGAAAAATACTCAGGACTGTAAGTTGCATTTCCATAAACTGATGACCCGTAGCGATAATAATTTGATCCAGTATCGCCGTTAATTCTTACTTGAAGCGAACGATTTGCCGTGTCCGTGCTTGCATCTTCGACTAAAATCAAAATTTTGTCTTTGCCAGAAATGGACGAAATTGTCACTTCTTGAACACCACTAAGAGTTGTACCCCCTGTGTTAAGTAAAGTCCAATTTGCGCCACCACCCGCAGCTGTTGCCCATTTCAAGCCCGTTGCGGCGGTACTATCCGCGACAAGTGTTTGACCGTCTGTTCCGACACCTAAACGCGCGTCAACTGTTGTATAAGTAAATAAATCACCTTTAGTTGTCAGTGGTGTTACATCTGCAGTTGTTGTCCATGCAGGAACTCCGCCTGAAACCGCTAAAACTTGACCTGTCGTTCCGATTGGCAAACGTGTGTTCGTGTTTGCAGTTGCTGATCGGTATTCAATGTCACCTAAAGTCGTTGACGGATTAAGTGCTTTTGTCGTGGTGTCAACGCCTTGCAATGCAACGTCAAAATCAGCTGGAAGGTCAGTTACAAGATCGGCTGAGTTAGGTAATACCCACCCATAATTGCTTGTTGGATTTGCCATTTTTTCTCCTTTTCTACGCCACTATTGTGGCAGATTCCCAAGTCAATGTCGGCGACACGGTGTTCCATTTTTCGGTGATCGGTACGTCATTCCAGCGCATTGCCTGCAACGAATAAGCCAATGGTGACAACAACAATGTAACGCTCAAACGGTTGTAGGCGGCTTGAAAAGACCAGCCTTCGACGAAGCCCTGGAACGTACCCGACGACATGTTCAACGGCAGGTTGTTCAACGAAATGGCTTCACCCATGAAAATGTTGATCAACGCGTCACGGTCAGCATTGTCAATTTCAGGGTTTTGCAAGTCAAATGAAATTTCGCTAAAGATTGGTTGTGGATTGGCACGCAATGACAAATAGAACGCCGCCTGCGCGTTGGCGTCAGCTGCGTCGTGCAACGTTGTCGTGATGATTTGTGCAAGATTTCCATAAAGCGCGATTGACGCTGGGTCACTGTCTGAAACGTCGTTTTGGCTACTTGCGCCGTACTTGATTGTTATTGCATTTCGAACGTCACCCACGCGAGTTTGAATGCGAAGCCCAGCCGCGCGTGCTTGATTGGCGTCAAGATCGACATAACCATTTGCTGCAAGGTAATTGGTGCGGTGCGTTGAATCGGCATACCCAATGCGCCCTTGCGCGTCCTCGTACAAATAACCCAGCCCTGACGTTGCCAATGCTGAAACCAACGAATAAACGTCAATTGGGTCTTGCC